TGACCGTGACGCGACGCTGCTCGACCCCGTTCTCCATACGAAACAGGGTAGCACCGGGGCGCTCGCGAACGGAGATCCCCGGATACCATCGCCGATCCTGCTCCTCCTCCTCGGCGGCAATCTGGTCGCGCTTCCGATTGAACCATTCGATCGCCGGCTGCGGATCCAGCGGATCGATGCCCCAAAGGTAGAACGCGACGGCGCCGTTGCCCGGCCAGCCGTCCGCGTCCGCGTCAGAGTTCTGCGGCGCGTCAAGATCCACGAGATGCCGAGCCGCCCAGGCGGCAACGCGCACGACCTTGTCCTCTGACACCTCGCCGGCCGCCATCAGGCGAGCCTCGCGGATCGTGCGCTCGACGAGGCCGTCGCCACCATAGCCTTCGGCGCGCAACTCGAGGCCGCGCGCGGCAGCGTCGCGGATGTATTGCGGCAGCGTGAGGTCGACCTGGCGATCCTCGCCGCGCGTCGACTTCGGATGATCCTCCGGCAGGAGATCATTATCCGTCACATAGTTCGCATCCTCGGGCGCGCCCGTGCGGAGCAAATACAAGAAAGCATTCACGCGAGCCATCGCCCACGCTCCACGCGACACGCCGGGGCGGTGACTCGTCGAGTACGCGCCAGCGCCGCGACGATACACGGCGGCGAGCTGGCCGAACGTCGTCCGCGTCCAATCCGGCCGGTCCTCCTCGAGCATCCGCTCGTTATGGTCCGTCGCCTTATTGCGAAGCGCCGTCTCCGTTCGCGCACTCAACTCGATATCGCCGCCTGGACCACTCGCCGACCCGGGCTCATTCTCGTCCGAACCTTCGATCTGATCCTCGGCGGGCGCCGGCGTTGACTGCGGATTGACCTGCCGCTCGACCATCTCCGGCAGTTCTGCCGGATCGACGGCGTCAGGCGTCAGCGTCGTGATGCCGATCCGCGCGTACTCGGCGCGAATGTCCTCGTCGTTCTCGATCGCTAGTTCGATGTTGTAAACGTCGAGGAGATCCTTCACCGTCTCCGACTTGAAAGCGAGCGAATCCGCATCCGCGTTCGGCTTCATAAAGAGCTGGTCCCAATCAACGTCCGCCGCCTCGAGTTCGGCGATAGTCATCGCGCGATCATCCTCGATGCGAGCCGTGACGATGATGACCTCGCCCTCGTACTCGTCGACGAACTCCACGACGTTCGCGATCGGATCACCATCAAAGGTCAGAAGCGTGCCGTCGATGTCGACGATGATCGCGGGCGGGCCGTCGAGGTTGCGCTCGCCGCCGGGCTCCATGCCCTCGGCAATGCTGACCGCGACCATCTGATCGATCGCCGCCTGCTTCGTCTCGTGGCAACCGATCACCTCGCCGTCGTCCTTGATCGTCGCCCACCCGTCGCAGTCCGGGCTCGTGTCCGTAATGAAATACGGCATCGGCTAATCCTGTCGGATGACTGCGACCTGGACAGCGGTCCCGCCAGCGAGAGCCGCAATCGACTCGCCAGCGTCCATCGTGAGCTGAATCGTCTGACCCGCACGAAGCCGGTACGCCGACCCGTTCGCGCCGAACCACACTTCGTGCTGACCGTTGAAGTCCTCGGACCAGACGAGATCGAAGAAGACCTTCGTCTCCTGATTGCCACCATTCACGAATCGCATCGCGTACGTGCTGGACCCCTTCAGCGTGTAGATCTTCTCCGAATCCGCAGAACCAGACACCTTGTGCGCGGACGTGACGAGTTCCGTCGCGACGACAGTGCCCCCCGTCACGCTCGTCGCCGAGTCGAGCACGGCCTGAGCCGTCGTCGGCGATTGGCGATTCAAGTTGTAAGACGCGATCGGAGTCCCAGCCGACGTGACCGTTCCGCCCTCGATCAGAGTCGCCGTCACCTCGGCGCCCGTCGAGACGATCTGGTAGGAGATGAACTGAACACCGCCAGGCGGCGTGACCATTGAGAAACTCGCCGTGCCGCCGGATGCGATCGTGAAGACCCGCGACATCTCAAACGCGAGGCCGGCGCGAGAGTAACCGCCATCGACCGGGTCCGGCTCGAGGTTCTGGATCGTGACGCGCTGCGCGTCCGTGCTCGGCGCGAGGATCTGCGCGAGCGCCGTGCCGAGCGTGTAGACCGTCTGGCTGATAGCCACTATGCGTCACCGTCGACCGGGTAGGCCGCCTTCGGATTCTCGGGATCGATCTGACTGATCGGCTGGAGTTGCGTCGTCGGAAGACCCGTATGCGGAATCGCGGGCAGGTCGAGCGCGGCAAGGATCGAAGCGGGATCAAAGCCGGAGAAGACGAGGCGCTGAACGATGCCCGACTTCTTCTCGAGCTCCGTCAGGTTCGCAGCGTCCAGGTCGACGTTCGCGAGAGGGACGCGGTAGACGTCGCCGCCATCGACGGGCGGCATGTCCTCGATGCGGCGGATATCGTTGATGGATGACCATCCGTTGACGAGTGCCGAGGCGTGCGCCGCGTATCGGCTTGCCTGGTCGCCACGCTGGAGGGCGTCGACGTTGAACTTCAGGAAGGCGACGCCCGGTAGGAGCGTCGAGTAGGCGTCCTCGATCTTGACGATGTACGGGCGGAGCGTGTGCTGGACGAACTGGATGCCGTTCTGCTCGACCGAGGCGTACGACATCGCGCCCGGCGTCGTGACGCCGATCATGCTCGGCGGGCAACGGAACGTGCGTGCGATCTCCTCGACAGCGAACTGCCGCGACTCCAGCATCTGCGCCTCATTCGGCTCGACGCTCGTCTTCGTGAACTTCGCCCCGCCGAACAGGACACCCGGCCGGTGCGACCGGCGCACACTCTTGTGCTGGAGCTCGAAGGAATCGGCGAGATCCTTCGCCTGCTCGCGCGTCAGCGCGCCAGGGTATTCGATAATGCCGCCGACCTGCGATCCCTGACCGAAGAACAACTGCGCGAACGTGTCGAGCGCCTTCGACAGGCCGAGCGTTTCCTTGACCATGTCGATCCTGGACCGGCCGCGCAGCTCGCCCGGCAGGCGCAGCTCCGTGATGTGGATCATGTCCTCTGACGCGATGACGTCGCGATTGTCATAGACGAACTCGGGGCGCCGCGTCACGCGGTTCAGGCGAACCTCGACGTTGCGAGGATTCAGCACGATCAGGCCGGCGATGCCCTGATCGTCGCGCAGGATCCGCGTAAACGAGTTGCCATTCAGGAGCAGGCTGACGAGTACCTGCTGGAAATGCTCCGTCCTGGAGACGCCGATCTCGGGAGTGTCGAGCCACTCGGGGCGCGGACGGAACGGCGTGCGCGTACCGTCGCGGCGAATGTACGTATCGACCGGCAGCGTCGAGATGCTATCGGCGATCAGGCGGACGCAGGCGTAGACGGTGCCGAGCTTCAGCGCCTCATCCTGATTCATCGTCACGCCCGACGCGGTCGTGACCATCAGGTCGCCGCCGGAGCCGAAGATCGTCTGGAAACTCAGCGCGCGCTCCTCGCCGGAGTCGACGCTCGGATTGAAGATTCTACTGAGCACGCGACCTCTCGACGGCAATGGCGAACACTAGGAGGAAAATCCCTGCCGCGATGATGCCAGCGGGCGGGAAGATGAGTCCCGCGCCAACGCTGACAGCCGCCGCGCCAATGACTTCCATTGCCAATATGATAGCCGCCCTATTCATACGCTAAAGAACCCTGGCGCGATCATCGTCTCAGACTGCACGACTCCACCATACACAGCCATAACCCCGGCAACTAGGGCGTCGATTCGCTGCCGCTGACGGATCTTCGACACCTTCCAACCGCGGTCCGTCATCACGGCGGCGGCCGATAGGCAGTGAGCTGTCAGTCCGTCAGGATCGTCGCCAGCGTGGACGATCTTGCCCTCGCCGAGCATTGAATAGAACGCCTGATAGGCGTCCGCCATCGTCGCCGAGTTCTGCGGCATCGTCACGACCGGGATACCTTCGGCGTCGAGGACCTGCGCGGACCGCTCGAAGAAGCGCGGATCGTAGAAGACGCCGGCGAGGTGATAGTCATCATTCACGCGGCGGACGTAATCTTCGATCTCCGTTAGGTCGACATTCTGTCCAGGGCGCGGCGTCCAGATCTGCGCGCGAATCATCACCCGCCCATCCTCGAGCTCGTGCGCCATCACGACGGCCGTCGAGTCGTGAACGATGCCGACGTCGACGCCGAGCGTCACGCGACCGCCGATCGGAATCTCAGCATCGCGATCGATCGCAGCATTCCACCACTCGGCCGGGATCCACGCCTGCGAGCCCGCGACCCATACGCAACCGTGGAACTGCAAGACCTCCTCGGCCGTGAGTTCGGGGTTACTCGCCTGACGCGCCAGATACTCCTCCGTGATCCACGACGCCGGGTTCGCAAGTTTCATCGCGGCCGTGTCCGTCGGATCCTTCGTCGGCGCGGCATAGTTATAGATCAGCGTCCGCGCGTCGTGATTACGGCTGATCGTCAGGCCGTCATGCTTCTCAAGTTCGCCGACCGCCTCATTGCGGTCCAGCATCCGACCGAGGATCGACGATTCGCGCTCGTTCGCATCGCCCGCCGTCGTGATCGTGAAGACCTGCGTATTGACGCGGGCGCCGCCGGCGGTCGTCAACGCGGCCCACGCCTTCCGCTGGCTCGGCTTCGTCCAGGCGTGGAGCTCGTCCGCGACGACGAGACTCGGCGAGTAGCCGTGCAGGTTGTCGGCGCTCGACGCCATGCGGAGAATCTTCCCGCCGCCATCCGAGCGGCTGATCTCGCCGACGTACTCGCGCAACGCAACCCCGTCCGAGAGTAGCGGCGAGCGGCGAATGAACTGCACACACGTATCGAACAGACGGCCCGCCTGCTTATCGGACGCTGCGGCGAGCAGGATCTCCGGCTGCGTCTCATCATTGAAGAGGCGGTACAGCGCGTACGCGGCGAGCATCGTCGTCTTGCCGTTCTTGCGTGGGACGATGATGATCGCCGACCGCCAATGCGGTGCCACTCCGGTACCGTCCGCCGTTGCGAGCGCCTCGCCCATGATCTCCAACTGCCACGGCTCGAGACGAAGCGGCTCGCCAGCGAACTGATCGATTGACTGCGTCAAGAACTCCTCGCACCACCACGCGAAATGCTCGACACGCGACCCGGTCGCGTACTCCTCCCAGCGGTCCGTCACGTCTCGAGCTTCTTCGTCGACAACTTCACAACCGGCGGCGCCTTACGATCCGTCGCCGTCGCCGAACCCGTCGGCCGGCCAGGCGGACGCTTCAACGCCTCGGGCTCCAACTTCAACGCGCGGCCAGCGCGAGCCGCATCCTTCTCCGACTCGGCCAGAAGTTTCACAAGCGGATGCGGCACGACAGCACCGTTCGTATGCGTAAAGAGTTTCGGCCGGCCGTAGCTGATCCACTCGGCGCGAACCTCCTCGACGAGGTCGATTGCTCGAGCGAAACGCAGGACCGCGTCGTGGAATCGGCCCGGATCTGGCAGTCCTTCGACGTGCCTGGACGCGAGCACGAACGCGCGGCGACCCTCCGGGCCGAGGTCGTCAGGCGCAGGGCTGTGACTGTCAACGGTCACAGGAACCCCCGTGGCCGTCGCGGTTCCCGTCCCAAAGCATTGGGGCCGGGGTGCCTGCGCGCGCCCGCTCGCAGTCTCGACCCACCCCCCGAACTCGTACGGGGGGCCTAGTCACGCTCGCCTCTCAACGCGGAAGGCAGCCTCGGCGCGCCGGCCACGACCATCGCCTCGAGCCGAGTTACAGGATCGGTGGGCAGGCATCAGCGGAGACGAAGGCTGGCCGGGCACGACATGGTCAGCCGTCCACGGGTCGTCCACTCGCGCATGCTCGCCGCACAACCAGCACGTCGTCGACGGATCGGCGCTGGCGGCATCCCGTACCCGACGCGCCCGACGCGCATAGTCGCCGCGGTAGTGGGCACGCGAGGCGTTCCGGTGCGCCTGCCTCTTCGCTTCGCACGATTCGCAACGCGAACCATTCGCCGTCAGGCCGCGACAGTCCAGGCATATCTGGCGGACAGGCACCCGGCAGCCCCTACCCCATCGCCTCAAGATGCCGGGGGACATAGCCACGCCGCAGCATTTCGACGAAGAGTTCAGCCGCGCCCATCTCAATCGTCTCCGAGATCACCGCGATGACCTTCCGGTCCTGCGAGATATCGCGCACATGGACGACACATCGACCATGCTCGCCGACCTGGAGCCCGACGCGATAGCCATGCTCGTACGCGAGCTGCATGACGCGCTCAAGCTCCGGCATCCGCTCGCACCCATGACCACTCGGCAGACTCACGGCAGCGTCAGCTCCTTCCGCTTCGCATAATCGCGGGCAGCCGACTGGGCCGACACGGGATTCGGATAGCCGAGGAGGTGCGCGATCGCTTCCCAGTCATAGCCTCTCCATCGTAGCGCGAAGCATTCCGCGGACTTCGTCGGGTTGCGCTGAGGCCGATGCGCTTCGGTTAGGGACGAGTCGATGCGGCGCTGCTGGCATGGCGCGCATTGCTTCTCTCGAGCGGTGCGGTACCTGGAGAGGCGAGCGCCGCAGTCCGAACATAGGGTCAGTTCAGCCATGCGCGCGAGTTGGAGAGGATGCTCGGCCCTGTCTCTTCGAGCTGGTCGGGCGGGAGTGTCAGGACGGTTTCGGGTTGTGCTTTGACGAGTTCGAGGACGCGCGTCGCGTACTCGACCGAGTTCGCGTCGTGGTCGCCGTCCTCGTTCGTGCGGATCGTGATGAGTGCGGCGAGGCAGAGGTACGCCGTGGAGTACGCGATCGGGAAGATCTCGGCGGGTCGCTCGTCGTCGGGTACCATTGCCGTGTCATTGTCGCAGCGTCGGCGGCTACTCCGGCCGCGCGCTCCTATGACTTGTGGGGGTGGTGGATGTCATCCACCGAGCCCCTTATAGGGTAGGTGGATCGGTGGATGACGTTTTTCCCTTAGGTATGCGGCTGAGCCATCCACCGAAACGTCTCGGTGGATGACGCTCTCGGTGGATGACATTGGCTTAGATAGAGGCTTCCCATCCACCGAGCGCTTCGGTGGATGAGCGCTCTCGGTGGATGACATCTACCCGTTTTGAGGTAGGTCGCCGCAGAACTTCCAGAGCCACCGATTGCCTCCGCCAGGCTCGCGCTTGCGAGCGAATCCGGCCGCCTCGAGGTCGACTGCGAGCAGTTCCCAGATGGCCCGATCCTCATTCTTGCGGGGACGATAGTTCTCAACTTCCCAGCCAAACGCGGCGAACAGCTCGTCATTCGTGCAGGGCTGGTTGAGGATCTTCATCTTTGCTTGCTCGAGCAGTTCGCGCGCCATCGTCTCGGCGTTGGACTCGTACGCCCGGATGCCGATGCCGCTGATCTGGAAGCGGTGCGATCGCGGCTGTGTTTCGATCGTCAGGAAGAACTCCTGTGGGCGCATCTCGGGGCCGATGCGGTTCTTCGGCATGGAGAGGCGGCGGGCTTGCGTCTCGTCCTTGCCGCCGTGCTTCTCAAGGTGCAGACGAGCGCCAGAGATTGCCGCGTTCATGTCGGATGATCCGGCGTAGTCCTTGCCGCGATTGTCGTGGTGCAGGAGGAGTGTCGCGTAGGGGAATGCTTCGAGGCCTTTCGCGAAGGCTCTGAGCATCCGGCCGACTTCCATCTGCTCTTTCTCGTCGCCGGCCCAGAGGGCGCGTTGGGAGTCGATGATGACGAGGCGGGGATCGTAGGTGTCGGCGATGTGTTGGAAGATCGCGTTTGTCTTGTCTTCGTAGCCGAGGATGGGCTGGTCGACGGTGAAGACGTGGAGGTTCGCGTCGGCGGTGATGGTGGTGTTGTGGATGCGGTGGTGGATCTGGACGGCGGCGTTCTCGCCGTCGAGGATGACGACGCCGCCAGGGTGGATCTTCTTTCCGAAGAGTTCGCCGCCTTCGGGGCGGCTCATCTGCTCGGCGATCTTGAGCGAGAGGTATGACTTGCCGAGGCCGCCGTCGCCGTGAAGCATATTGAGCGTGCCGGGTGCCATGTAGTCGTCCCATACCCATTCGATGATGGGTGGCGCATCATTGACGAGGGTGGCGGTGTCGAGGTGCTGGAGTCGGCTGAGGAGGTCGTCCGTGTCCATACTTGCGATGGTGATGTCGCGCGGCAGGTCGGAAGGCTGGTAGGTGGCGAGGCTGCGCGCGATGCTGCCAACCTCACGATCGGACAGCGGCGGCTTATTGATCCGCAGATTGGCCGCGATGAGGGCGGCGCGGATCTCGTCCTCATTGAAGCCGCGGCGCCTCATCGTCCCGCCGAGCTCCGTAAGGACGGCATTGCGCGAGCCCTCGCCGACTTCGACGTCTTCGTCGATGATCGTTGCGGCCTTTCGGCTTGCACGCTCCTCGAGGTAGGACCGCAGCCACAGGGTTGGCGCTTCGGCCTCGAATGGTGGGCGGTGCTGTATCCATCGGTATGTGGCGCCCGAGGCGTGACGGCTCGGCTCGGCGACGATGTAGGAGACGCCGGCGCGAATGTCGATGCCTTTGTCTTCGTCCTTGCCGGTGCTGGGCGAGAACGCGCCGGTGTCGTCCTTGAATATGATGTGCCAACCCTTGCCGGTCTTCTGAGTTGGGGCGCTCTTGACGGCGTCCATGGTTGCCTGGTCGGCGATCGATGCGAAGCGTTCGCGGGCGGCTTCGCCGTCGAGGTCGAGGACGAGCCATTGCGATGTGCCGGCGACGAGGCCGATGTTCGCGTTGGGCAGCTCGTCCCATTGCATCGTGGCCGTCTCGGGGTCCGTGATCGGTTCGGATGCGCCGTGCTCGGTCAAGGGATGCTTGCCGGGCTTCGTGCAGTCTCTCCAGCCGCACGAGCAGGAGCCATCCTCGCGAATCCAATGGAGTGGCACGACGCCGCAGCCGAGCGCCGCGTACGTCGCGGCCGACGTTCGGAGACTCTTCATCGCCGACCGTGCTGGTACTTGACGACGTTCGTAGCCCGAGCCCAATACGTTTCGATGATCGATCCGATGGGCGGGATCTCGTGGCGATAGTGCTTTATCTCGTGCTCATCATCATGCTTGGGAACCTCGCAGCACGGAAATCCCCATTGCCCATCGATGGTCAGCGGAACAATCCTGTTGCAAGTCGGGCATCCTGCGAGGTACGCATCATGAAGATCGCAGTAGCAGGACTGATCCATCAATGCGTTCAGGCCCCATACGGGATGGCCGGACGATCCGTGGATCATCTCGCCGGGCGTCCCGCCGAGCACTAGGATCGTCTCCTTCCGCGAGTGACCCAATGCGCGGACTGCCTTATCCAATGCGGGCCGCAAGTCCTCCTGCGTGAATGCTGGCTTGATCTCGACGAAGAACTGCTGGCGACCGAAGTCGATATGGAAGTCGGGGATATAACCCTTGAAGTCGACTGGCTCGTACTGCCACGGCCAATCTAGGTAGTCGAACATGATCGCCCACTTCGCCTCGAGGCGACTGCGGAACTCGATCCCCTTGTAGACGGTCGGGATAGCGTGGACTTCGGGCATGGTCTGCTCCTTCTCTAGGTGCGCCTCGCGAGCGCCCGGCGTGATGCCGGTGACGTGATGATACACCCGCCGTCTCGTGTTCCGAGACTAGGGCCGAAAGGCCGACGGCCGCCTCCGAAGAAGCGGCCGCCGGTGCGAGGCGCAGGAGAGAAAGGCATTCCCCTGTCGTCTCGGATTGTAGCGTTCGCGGTCACTCCGCGCTATCGGTCAGCGCCGCCTCGGCGATCTTCACGAGCGCCTCGAACTTCATGTGCCGGTACGCTCGCGGCGTGTGCTTGTATCGCGCGATCTGCTCGAGGGCAGCGCGGTAGCGTTGAATCTCGGCGGCCTGCTTCGCGGTCACTCGGCGGCCTCCGCACGCTTGCAATCGGTCAGGACGACAAACATTGCTTGATAAAGAAGAAAGTCAGCGATCTCTTCGGCGGCCTCGAGGATCAGCCACGTCGGGTCGCCGTCAGACTTGAGCCATGCCCGATCGTGTTCGGCTTCGCCTTTGCGGAACTTGCGCTCGAGGTGCTCGATCAACTCGGGATGCTCGAGGACATCGTCGAGGGCGCTGTGGGCGAGGTGGATGGCTTGTGGGATGGCTTCGCGGACTGTGGGCCAGACGTCGCGGCGCTGTCGCAGCTCGTCGAGGTTCATGCGGCGCCTTTCGGCGGGAGCAGTTCGGCGTGATCGGTCGGCACGATGACGAAGCACGAGCCATTGATGACCGCGTTCGGATAGTGCGCGGCGAGCGTGCGGATCACCTCGTCGGCGGCGTCCTGGCGGTGATCGTAGTCTGCGATCCACGGCGAGAGCGCGTCATCGATGCGGTGTTGCGGCTTCACGAGTCGGCCGAATGGGCCGAGGATCTGCCGCGAGATGTCGAGTGGTGCCACTACTTGCCTCCCTTGAGGATGATTGCGATGCCGATCAGGACGGCGAGGCCGATGATCGTTTCGAAGTTCACTTCTTCCACCACGCTCGGATCGCCTCGAGCAGGAGGGCGCCGACGACGATGACGACGGTAATCGCGACGATGTTCCAGAAGACCGCCTCGCCTTCGTCTCCGATCATGTTCGCCTCCTAACCGTGTCGGGAGTGCGAATCATGCCGCACGCCGAGCAGGGTTGCGAGTCCGGTTCGGAAGTGTGGACGATGTGGACACACTCATCCCTGACCTAGACCGGCGTGCGCCCGTCGGCGTGGAAGCCGTCGAAGCCCATCTGCGTATGAACGTCCCAGACGGTCGACCCGTAGCGTTGGCCGCCTTCGTAGGATCCGCGCATGTCCTGACCGATGCGCGCGTACTTCCAGAAGAGCCAGAAGGACGCCCACAGCTGATCGCGTGGACTGATCTGGTCAGCCGTGTCGGGCCATCGCGGATGCTTCACGTCCGTGTAGTTCTGTCGCGTGAGTCCGCACCCGCCGGGGAAGGAGTGATTCACCTCGAGGTTCGTCCACCAGACGCCGCGCCACCCGTCGCCCGGCTGCTCGAGCTGGCAGACGCGGAGGAAGGTCCGCCACCCTGGAGGGAGATCCTTCCCGCCGAGGCGGTACACGGCCCACGAGGACGCCTTGCCGGACCCGATGCGGATCTTGACGGTGTCGCCATACGCAGACTTTCCGCGAATGTCTGCATATGTGGACACGTCCGGACGCTCGGCCGCCTCGACCTTCGCCGCGCCATACCAGCCGACGAACATGCAGACCGTCGCGACGATCAGGCCGACGAAGAAACCGCGCCCGTACGCCTTGTCCTTCTCGCGATGCTGACGCTCGCGCTCACGCCTGCGACCGATCTCGATGCCGACCTCGCGGGCAAGGACGCGGTCGCGTGCCTCGCGCTGCTCGCGTTCGCGCTGCTTACGCTCCAGCGTAGTCATCGTGCTGTTCATCATTCGCCTCCTCAGACGATGGATTCGGGGACCATATACGACCCGGCGGCTAGGACTCCTGCTCGAGGTGCGGCAATGCGTCGACGATGCAGATAGCGTCCGCCGTGTCCTGCTCGGCGATGGCGCCGTCCCATGCTGTCGCGGCGTATGCCAATGGCGCGTCCTTGCCGCGCGCAGGTAGGCCCAGCGCCTTCCGCCACGCGGCGGGCTGCACGATGATCTGCTCGGCGTACGGGAATGACGAGAACATCCACGCTTCGGCCTGACCGATGTTGCGCGCGTGGCGAAGACTGCCTTGCCGGTTCGGGCCGACGTACGGCGCCTCGATGCCGATCGTGCGGAGGTCGGAGCCGTGCAGTTCCTCGAGGCGGCGCAGCTCGTCGCGGATGCCGCGATAGAACGCCCGCCGTGCGGGCAGCGGCGCGTTGCGACTGACGTGGAACGTGCCCGCACAGTCGATGGTGCCGCCTACGCTGATCGCCCACCCGATTCTCAGAGGAGAGGCGTCGAGGCCGACGCGGATGATCGGCGGCCCCGACGCCTCTGGTCCGAGAGGAGGATCGGACATCGTCTAGCCGAGGCGCTCCTCGACCTTGAGCGTGCGGCGCTTCTCCGGGAGGTGGCTGGCGAGCTCGTCCGCGAGTCCGGTCGGCGCGGACGCTTCGAGGTAGTCGGCGAGGCGGGCCGGCGTGACGTGCGCCTGGAGCGGTGCGAGATTGTCGACGACGTCCCACGGGATCTTCTCATCGGCCGCGGCCTCTTCGAGGATCGCTCGGATGCGCTGCGACTGGATGCCGCTGACGCTTCCACGACTGACGCTCTGCTTCGCCGTGCCGTACTCCGTCTCGATCGGGCCGGCGTACTCGCCGACGCGCTGAAGCATGACCGCCGCGCAGCGATCCTCCATCCGGCGCGCCAGATCGCGGATGTGTTTCATCGCGACGATCCACGCGACAACATCATCCGACGATCCCTCGGCAATGTCGAGAACCTCACCGTCGAGCGTGATGAGTTCGTCGCGCTCGAGCAGGCCCTCGATGTGGCCCATGTTGATCGCCGGCAGCTCGGGCCGGAGGACGACGGGCTTCTCCATCAGAAGGGAAGATCGTCGCCAGCGTCGATGGCGCCCTGGACTGCGGGCGACGGCGTTGGAGCCGAGGCCGAGGTCGTGGGCGTTGCGCTCTGCGGCGTGCTCGGCGCGGGGATGGCCATCGGCGTGGTCGGCTCGGGCGTGAGTGTCCAGCCGGACCGGTTGCCGTTCTCCCAGCGGCCGAGGTAGAACGGGCCGACGCCGTCGGCGCCGTTCGCGATGGCCGTCGTGATCTTCCGGGCGAGCTCCTTGCGGGCTTCGGTGACGCCGAAGGCGAGCTTCGAGTCCTCCTTGCCCTTCTCGCGGATGAAGAAGACGGACTGGGGGCCGAACTGTCCGTCCTGCTCCCCGACGGCGCTCACGATCCAGAACGGCCGCTGCTCATTGTGCAGGGCCGCCTTCTCTTCGGCGTTGAGGTACATCCCGCCGCCCTCGGCTGCGAGGACTTCGGTTGCGCTTACGATGGTCGCCATGTGCCTGTGACTCCTGTCTAGTGGGCTTGTGCGTTTCGTGCATTCGGAACGGTACAGAACCCGCCGGATGTTATGAACACGAGTTGCGTCTAGGCGCTTGACATGATGGGCGAGGCGTGTCTATTCTATGGACATGGCAACCACCACGAACCGAAAGGACGCAGCCATGACCACCACCACGACGCACCTCTTCATCAACGACGACGGCATCGCGACGTGCGAGCAGCACGCGGGTGCCTACCTCGCAGCCAGCATCGCGAAGACGCCCGACGCGCAGTTCCACCCGACGCCGCTCGGGACGTGGGAGCGGTTCACCGCCGACGACATCCGCATCTTTGGCGGCGGCATTGATTGCGACTGCTGCGCCCGGTGACGCCTCTCACCATCGGCAGCACGTTCACCGGCATCGGCGGCGCGGACCTCGGCTTCGAGTGGGCCGGGTTCCGCGTCGCGTGGCAATGCGAGTTCGACACATGGAAGCAGCAGGTGCTGCGCGCGCATTGGCCGGACGTGCCGCTCTACGACGACATCACAACCCTGCACGACCCTCCCGCCGTCGACGTCATGCTCGGCGGCTTCCCCTGTCAGGACTTGTCCGTCGCGGGCAAGCGGAAAGGCTTCGATGGACAACGATCAGTCCTCGCTTTTGAGTTCCTCCGAGTTGCAGAATCTCTCGCCCCGCGATGGATCGTCCTGGAGAACGTACCCGGACTCCTGTCAAGCAATCACGGACGCGACTTCGCCCGACTCGTCGATGAGATGGTCGGGTGCGGGTATGGCGTGGCATGGAGGATTCTCGATGCCCGCTACTTCGGAGTTCCGCAGCGCCGTCGGAGAGTCTTCCTTGTCGCCCGTCGAGCCGACGCTCAGCTCGATACTCGAGCCTCAGGCCGACTCGCGCTACGCGCTCTCATCGAAAGCGGCAGCGGGGATCCTACGCCGGGCTGGCCGTCGCGGCAGGACACTCCCGCCGATGCTGGAGGATGCGCTCCGACGAGTCGCGCAGTCAGCCCCCACGGTGACGCCGCCGAAGGAGTGACCGGCACGTTGACGCGGATGTATTCGGAGCAGTCCGGTCAGGATTATCTCGGCGGCGCCGGAGTGCTGGCTTTCCGCAAATCAAAGCGCGCCCAGACGGATCAGGACGACGAGACATGGGTCGACGATGGAGCGGCGAATACGCTGAACCGGTTCGACCAGGGCGATACGCGAACGACGCACGCAGTCGTTGACGCGGCGAGCACGCTTCAGTCGAATCACTCCGGCGGTGTCAGGATGGACGCTGAAGGAGCCGCCGGCGGGCATCTCGCCGTGGAGCCGACGACGGTCCGCCGCCTGACGCCTCTGGAGTGCGAGCGCCTGATGGGACTGCCGGACGGGTGGACTGCGCCCGAGGGCGTGAAGGCACCGGACTCGAAGCGGTACGCGGCGTGCGGTGATGCGATCGTGACGTGGGTCGCGTATTGGATTGGCCAGCGGATCCGAATGATTGAGGAGGAAGCATGATCGAGTGGACGCATATGTTCGCGGGTTGGACGGATGTGTATACGGAGCCGTCGACGCGGTGCATGATTACGCGGCACCCGCAGAAGCATCGCGGGGACTTCGTGATCTACATCGATGGCGAGCTCGTCGCGACGCGCGACGAAATCACGTTCGCGAAATGGACGGCTCAGAACATCCTCGAGGGAAGGACAGGCAAGTGACCACGAAGGACTACATGATCGAGCAGCTGCGGACAGCGTCGGACGAGGTGATGGACCTCGAGTTCGCCCTGTCGGAGAAGCGGCGCCAGCGGGACGCGCTCATCATCTCCGCGCGCGTCGTCGGCGTTTCGCTTCGCACGATCGGCGAGGCGTGCATGATCTCGCACCAGACGGTGCAGAACATCGTTGATAGGGCGGCCGGACCCGTCCCCACCACGGTAGACGAGCCCGGCCGCGACGAGTAGTGTACCGCTGCGATACTTCGGGGGGCGCGATTCGTCTCCCTCCCGAAGCCGCGCAGCCGGGTCGGCGCTTACCAGAAGGCGCCGGCCCGGCACCCCCACCCACCACGAGGAGGAACGAATGTCGAACAAGCGACGGAAGAGCATCGGTACCGCGAAGATCAAGCGGAACCGCACGATGCGCGTGATCCGAGGCGCGCTGAAGGCGGGGACGCCGCTGCCCGGCGAGTCCCGCGTCTACATGGACGACGACTACCACCTGGCAGACAGTTACAGGGAGCGCGGCCAGCGCCTGCGCGACGAGGTCGGCGAGCTGTACGAAAGTGGCAGGCTGTCGCGCGTGAAAGTGGCAGGCTAGTGGCTACTCCGGCAGGGGCCGCACTCGCCTATGCGAGGGAGCAGGGGTGGACACGCGATCAGCTCGCGAATGTCCTCGGCTGCGATCCGGCGAAGACGGCCGTGTATACGAATGGGCATCGTCGCGTCGGGCCGAAGCGAAAGACGGCTCTCGTGAACGAGTTCGGAGAGGCGG